ACTAGCGAAGGTGAATTCCAGTCAGTATCATTGAATACTGGACAGCGCGATACACTTGCTGATAGTAAGATTAATCCAATTACATTCATTACAGGAACAGGACTTGTTAACTACGGACAATATACTCGTGCTAGAAACGCTAGTGCATTGGATCGTATTAATGTAGCTCGTTTAGTAATTTATCTACGTCGTCAATTTTCACTATTGGCAAAACCATATGTGTTTGAACCAAATGACAAGATTACACGAGACGAGTTAAAAGGTGCAGCAGAAAGTCTATTGCTCGAGTTAGTAGGACAACGTGCTCTATACGACTACATTGTAGTTTGTGATACAAGCAACAATACTCCAGCACGTATTGACAGAAACGAACTATATCTAGACGTTGCGATTGAACCAGTTAAAGCAGTTGAATTTATTTACATTCCACTACGCTTGAAGAACACTGGCGAAATCAAAGGCCTAGCATAATAATAACGGAGCATACAAAATGGCAATCGCAAGTTTATCAAAATTCACAGTACCTTTAGCAACTGATCAATCAGCTAGTGCTCAAGGTATGTTGATGCCCAAGTTAAAATATCGCTTTAGAGTGATGTTTGAAAACTTTGGCACATCAACACCAACAACAGAATTAACCAAGCAAGTTCAAGATGCAGCTCGCCCGCAAGTTACTTTTGAAAACCAGAAAATTATGGTTTACAACTCAACAATTAACTATGCAGGCCGTCCAGCATGGAGTGAAATGGTTGTTAAGTTACGTGATGACGTAACAGGACAAGTTTCAAAACTAGTTGGTGAACAAATGCAAAAACAATTCGACTTCTTTGAACAAAGTAGTGCAGCGTCAGGCGGCGACTACAAGTTTTTAATGCGTATTGAAATGCTAGACGGTGGTAACGGTGCAAGTACTCCTAATATTCTTGAAACATGGGAATGTTATGGTTGCTATGTGCGTCAAACACAATACAACCAACTTTCTTACGGTAACCAAGAAATGTTGACTATTGACTTGACAATTCAACCAGATAATTGCATACAAATCACAGGCGGAGCAGAAGCTCCAACTTCGAGACGTACTGGAACAGCAGCAACAGCTTCTGGTTCAAGATAATAAAATTGGCCTACTTAGTGGGCCTTTTTTATGGGCAATCATTAACTACTCAGTTAATAGTTACGGATAAATATTTGTATGGCCTTTACACCTAATTCATTTTTATACAGTCCAAGCAACGTAACGTTGAAAGATTACGCACACGCTGCTCGTGTGTTTACGGACGATCAATTTAGACTTGCTCCTAAAAGTAAGTTTTTATTCCATGTAGCATTTAATATAAATCAATCAGCTTTAAAAAATATTGATATTGCACAACGATATAGAAATGAAATTAATGTACTTGTTAAAACTTGCGATTTACCTCAATACAAAGTAACAGTTGATACACTCAATCAATACAACAGAAAAAAGAATATACAAACAACTCATAAGTATGAAGCGTTAAATATCACATTCCATGACGATAATATGGGTTTGATTAATCAGTTATGGCAAAATTATTATAGTTACTATTATGCAGATTCTACCAGCGCATTGAATCCAAGCGCATACAAAAGAAATGCAACAAGAAATAGTAATTATATTACGAACCCTTATGGTTTAGATAACGGTAGTACTACTCCATTTTTTAATTATATTACAATCTATCAAATGGCTCGTCATGAGTATGTTAGTTATACGTTATTAAACCCTGTTATTAATTCGTTTAATCATAACAAGTTAGATTATGGGAATGGAAATACTCCACACGATTTTAGTATGGGTATTGCATACGAAGCAGTAGCATACGGCAACGGAGAAGTAACAGTGGGAGATCCAGAAGGCTTTGGATTTGAACATTACGACCAAACTCCAAGTTCGTTACAACCTGGTGATGGCTCAAGACAAGAAAGTCCAACATTTACCAACGGCTCTTCATTAAATGTGCAAGAAGTAGTTAACACAGTAGCAGCTCAACTTAATACATATCAAAATACAAAAGAAAATCAAAATACTGGATCGAGCAAATCATTGTCTACCACGCAGACACAACAAAATGGAGGATTGCAAGGATTTCAGTTCCCGGTGGCTAAATCTTCATCAAGTAACACAGTAGTAGCAACTCAATCGTCAGTAGGAAAATAACATGGCAACAAATTTACCCCCACAAACACCAAATAATTCAAGCCAGGAAGTTAAACAATTTTTTGACAAGTATTATATTAATCAGATAAGTTTTCCATCAAGCCAAATTGATGCAGTTGTAGGATTCTTTTTACAGAACGGATTTGATGTAGAAAGTGCTCGAAGTACTGGTATAGTATTGTTGAATCAAGCTCGTGAAGATAATGTTAATGTATTTGAATTAATAGACACATTAAAAACATTATCAGATGTTCAACTTAGCCAAGTGGTTGCACAAATCTTAAACGCTTACAGAGAAAAGGTAAGTGTACTTGGTTATCGTGTAACTGGAATTGTTGACGAATACGAAAGTAGAAACATTCTAGTATAATATGGCTACCAAATTTGCTCGTGGAAAATTCAACTTAACTCAACCAGAAAAGTACGTAGGAACAAAAATGCCTACATACAGATCTAGTTGGGAGTTTCAATTCATGAGATTTTGTGACACTAACATTAGCATACAAAAATGGGCAAGTGAAGCTATACAAATCCCCTACAAAGATCCGCTAACTGGTAGACAAACAGTTTATGTACCAGATTTTTTTATACAATACGTTGATAAAAATAATACAATGCATGTAGAACTAATAGAAGTCAAGCCCGCAAGTCAGACAATTTTAGAACGTGTGGGCAAGAACAAATATAATCAAGCGCAATATGTTAAAAATCAAGCTAAATGGGCTGCTGCAAATATTTGGTGCAAACAGCAAGGAATTAAGTTTAGAATACTTAATGAAAATGATATGTTCCACCAGGGCAATGCATAAGTAAAGTATGACTAAAAAACTTGAAGAACTATTAAACCTTCCTGAGAGTAAAAAAATCATCAAGGACGAGGAAAAGAAACAAGCTAAAGCTGAGATGGCTAAATCACAGCCCCTTCTTCGCGATATCAGCGAATTTGACAAAATTTCTGCTGCCTTGCCCCAAGTTAAAGGATTAGGCGATGCTAGCGATACTGAATTTGATGCGCTAGCCCAACGTGCTACGGATGCATACGATGATTTAATGGATTTAGGAATGAACGTAGAAGCTCGCTACAGCGGTCGTATTTTCGAAGTAGCAGGAACAATGCTTAAAAATGCTATTGATGCAAAAGCCGCCAAAATAGACAAAAAACTCAAGATGATTGAGCTACAGATTAAGAAGCAAAAGCTAGACAACGATGCAAATGGTGAAGATAACAGCATAAATCTTACAGGAGACGGAGTGATTATTACAGATCGCAATAGTCTACTGGAAAAATTAAAGAATATGAAATAAATATAGTATCGGGATTAAACTATGAAATCATTTAAAGAATACTTAACAGAAAGCAAGAAAGTTTACGAATTTAAAATTAAACTAGCCGGCGATCATAAAAAAGCAGGAGAGCTGATCAAGTCAGCTTTATCACAATATAAGGTTGAAAGTTGCTCAGCAGGTAAGCGTTTACCTATTGCAGAAACACACGCAGATTTCCCGCATATTACAAATACAGATGTTACAATTTTTGATGTCTGCACTAGTTACCCAGTAACTAGTCAACAAGTTAGAGCGTTGATTGCAGAAAAGTGCCGTTGCCCGTTAGACAGTGTTAAGGTGCGTAATTTAGCTGAAGATGCTGAAGATACTCTTAATCATGCAAATGATGAAAAATCTGGCGAGGCATTATTAAGCAAAGATTACGAAGCAGATTCAGAGGGACAAAAGCTAGTTGGTGAAAAACAAAAGTTTAATCTACTAAAAGAGTTAATGAAAGACAAAAAAACTCTTGAACAGTACAAAGGTGTTAATGATGCAATACTAGCATCAAAAATGCCAACTGAATCGGCACCAGCAGATTCATCAAACATTAATACAAAAAGCCCTGTTGGAAGTGTTAAGGCTAAGAAACCAACAGCAAAAACTGTCGGAGCAAGATAAATGAACTTCCAAGAATTATACAATAAAATTAGACAACTAGACGAAACATCTCCAGAGATGATTCCTCCTGCCGCAGTTACATCGCCCGACGATGAGATGCTAGCAACAGAATGTGGTGGCATGATGTCTCCACAAATGTCTGCACCTAAACAAAGTGATTCTGTAACAATGAATGTTAGTATGAATGGCAGTGGCGCAGGTGGCATTAAAGATTTATTAGATATACTACGAAATATTGAAAATGCAAGCGGACAAGATACCGATGATGTATTAGTTGGTGTTGAAGCGGAAGAAGCATTTAGCGATGCAACAACTAGACCAGATCCAACAATGGTTCCAACACCGGACAGCGGTGATGACTTACATCGCGAAAAAGAAGAATATCCAAAAGCCAACGGCGGCGGTAACCCAATGCGTATGCGCGAAACATTAGTTTCTAAGTTGTCAGCAAGATATAACGAAATTAAAGGAGCGTAATATGAACGCAGAACAATACCGTGCCCTAGTTGCAAAATTAGAAGCAATCAATGAAGCACCCGTAGCCGCATTTAATCAAAATGCAGGCGCCACACCAGATGCATCTGCGCCTGTAGGTTCGGTTGCAGCCGATCCAGCTGTAGCACCAACAGAAACACCAGCACCAACACCAACACCTGCCACAGATCCAAATCAAATCCCAACAATTGAAGCCGCAACCTTTAGTCAAGCATACGCTCAGGCTAGAAAGCAAGGTTTAAAGAAATTTAAATGGTGTGGTGTTTATGCTGTTAAAGATAAAGTTAACCCACAGCCAGTTCCACCGAAGCCAGTTAAACCAGCACAAGGAAAAGTTGACTACGTTGGACAAGCTGATCCACTAGGTGGCGATGCACAAAACCCAATGAGTTTCGCATCTAATAGTAATTTTGGCGCATAAGATTTCGTCAGCAGTATCAAAAGGGCTCTTCGGAGCCCTTTTTTTGTGTAAATAAAGTTATGGCAAAATCACTAGACGGCGTCTTAACTAAAAAGGCGCACACTAAAGAAAGGTTTACAGAAGAACAAGTTCAACACTTGTTGCAATGTGCTGACCCTGTAGAAGGGTACATGCATTTTGTTAAAAACTTTTTTCATATACAACACCCTACAAAGGGAAAAGTTAAATTTGAACCGTTTGACTACCAAGTAAGACTGCTACACAGTTATCACGATTATCGTTTTAACATTAACATGATGCCACGACAAAGTGGTAAGACAACTTGTGCGGCTGGTTATTTGCTATGGTATGCAATGTTTCATCCGGATCAAACTATTCTAGTTGCTGCACACAAATATACGGGCGCACAAGAAATTATGCAACGTATTCGTTATGGATATGAACTTTGCGCTGATTATATTAGAGCAGGTGTTGTAAACTATAATAAAGGTTCAATGGAGTTTGAAAATGGATCAAGAATTGTATCAGCTACTACTACCGGCAACACTGGCCGCGGTATGTCAATTTCCCTACTATACTGTGACGAGTTTGCATTCGTTCAACCTAATATTGCAAGCGAGTTTTGGACTTCAATCAGCCCAACACTAGCAACAGGTGGTAAGGCAATTATCACTTCAACGCCTAACAGTGACGAAGACACGTTTGCTAACATATGGAAAGAAAGTAAAGATTCGTTTGATGAGTTTGGCAACGAACGACTAGACGGATTAGGCCGTAACGGATTTCATGGATTTAGAGCAGAGTGGCATGAACATCCTGATCGCGATGATGAATGGCGTAAAAATGAAATGGGCCGTATTGGCGAAGAGCGTTTCCGCCGTGAGTATGGATGCGAGTTCTTGGTCTTTGATGAAACCCTGGTAAACAGTCTTAAACTTGCAGAAATGTCAGGACGAGAACCATTATTTAAAATGGGTCAAGTTCGTTGGTATAAAAAGCCAACTCCAGGCAACACATATCTAGTAGGATTAGACCCTAGTTTAGGCACCGGCGGCGATTTTGCAGGTATCCAAGTATTTGAATTACCTAGTATGACGCAATGTGCAGAGTGGCAACATAACTTAACTATCGTACAAGATCAAGTCAAAATCTTCCGGGATGTAATCAGATACATTCAAGGCGAAATAGGTGAAGATTATCGTAACAGTATATATTGGAGTGTAGAAAATAACACACTAGGCGAAGCCGCATTAGTTGTTATTGCTAACTTAGGAGAAGAGACATTTCCAGGATTATTCCTAAGCGAGCCTGTTAGAAAAGGGCATGTACGTAAATTCCGCAAGGGATTTAATACTACACACGGCAGTAAGATTTCCGCCTGTAGCCGACTAAAGTACTTTGTTGAAGAAGATAAAATGAAAATTCACAGCAAAACGCTTCTCAGCGAACTTAAAACATTTATTGCAGCAGGTGTTACATTTAAAGCAAAAGAAGGCCAGCACGATGACTTGGTTTCTGCATTATTGTTAATTATACGCATGACTGTAGTACTAGCAGAATGGGATCCGCTAGTTTTTGAAAAATTAACCTTAGAATCTTCAATGGACGATGATTGGGAAGCACCGCTACCTATATTCGTTTCCTCAAACCTTTGATAAATATAACATGGACGCAAATTTAGATAAAATCGCAAAAGATCTGTATGGTAAAATACAGACCCGTTTTCGCAACATTAAAATCGGTGATGAAAACGCAGAAGTATTGAGCAAAAAGGAAGACATTCCCAGAGCTCGATTTTTTGAGTTCGAATACGAAGAAGGTGGTGCCCCACTAGGAACTATTGCCATTACACTAGACCCACAAGACGGTGTTGTAATGCAAGTTAGCGGAGATTTAACCGACGACGATAATGCTACTCATCACGGTGCTTATAAATTCATACGTGGTTTTAGACAGTTTGCAAAAGATAGATTACTCAACTTTGACGTACAAAATATTGGAAAAAGTAACTTGGATAAACGAGATTACGAGTACCAGGCCAAACGTAAGGAAATGCCAATTATGCCCGCAATTATGGAAAATAAACTTTATGGTAGCAATAGAATTAGCTATCAGGATCTAGGCGAAGCTCGCTTAGTTATTAAACATAGCCAACCAATTAACTTAGATTTACCAGCTGGGCGTACAATGCACATTGAAAGCATTTACATTGAAAACACCGCTGGTGAAAGATTCAAGTATCCATATAAACATCTTAACGGTGCTCGTGCATTAGCAGAACATATCAAACACGGCGGCAATCCTTATGACAATATTGGACAACACATTTGCAGTTTAAGTGAGGAATTAGCCCATTTACGTAAATTCAAAGGATATGTTAGCCGTCAAGAACAATTAAGCGAAGCAATGGCTAATGTTACTGGTCGCGTAATGGAACGCATTGAAACTATCAAAGAAACTATTAACAAATTACAACGTACTGCCTACTATGAGTCATTTGTTGAAAATTTTGAAGACCAGGAAGAACAAATGATTCCTGAAGAAGTGCAAAATGATTTGATTGATCGTTTGACTATTCGCACATTTAATGAAGAATTAAAATCAGTATTTCCTTACATTTATAAATTTATTGACGAGTCAGAGATTGATGTTGTTGAGTTAAATGCAGACGATTTAATTGGCGAAGAACAACTATCTGAACGTGCTACACCCGAATGGCTAGCCACTGTATCTAAAGCTAAAGAGCTATTGTCACAAGGTATGACCGTTGATCAAGTAGGAAAACAATTAGGAGCTCAGGGTCCTAACAATGGAATGGCCGGAACAATGGGCGGCACGTGGGGTGCAATTAATCGCGCTCAACAAGAATTAAAGCCATCAAAACCATCATTTGAATCAGTAGAAGATCAATTTGAAAGTTTCTTGGATGACATCGTTCGTGAAGATAAAAACGAAGTTATTAGTTCTAACAACGATGCACAAGCTGCAGCTATTGAAAAATTAAATACAATTTTAGCACAAAATATGCAAGTTGGTCCTAACGGCGACAATGCTATTATGACTCTCAAAGGGTTAATTGACGAGCCTAGTTTTGTTGATGCAGTTAAAGCTGTGCCAGCAGAAACAGACTTAAATGATTTAATTAAAGGCTGGGTTGAAACAGAACACGAAGATCTGTTAGGTCGTTTGGAGTTTCCAAGCGATGAAGCAGCTCAAGAACCAGCACCAGCCGAACCTGCTCCAGCCGAAGCTCCTCCTGCTGAACCAGCACCTGCTCAAGCAGCTGCCGAACCAGCACCAGCTCCAACTGAGCCAGCACCAGCACCAGTAGCTGAAGCAAAAGACACTGTTGAGAAAGATGAAGATGGCAATGTCAAGAGTTGGAAACACGAAGGAGATTGGAAAAAATCAACTGAAAAGAAAGATCCACGCGGTAAGGTTACAAACGCTAGTGGCCAAGCTCTAAAGAAAACTATTGCTATGGCTAAGAAAGCAGGCGCAACGTTAGAAACACAGATGGATTTTGGCGATAAGGTAATGACCATTGCCGAAGTATTAGAATCATGTGGTATGACTCCGCAAGATGTAGGATACGAAGAACCTGAACAAGAAGATGGTTTACAGGGAATGTTGAAATATATTAGCGGCTTTTATAACAAAGATGAAGGCAACTTTCCACTAGGCGGTATGCGTGTTAAGATCAAAGTTAAGAAAGCATTTGAAGACGGCGAGTTTGGCGGCGCAGGTGAAGAAGATTTATTAAAAGTAATCAAGTTTATTGACGCTAAAGATCCAAGTGGTAATGAACATAATCAAATTTCTCGACTAGCAGGAATACAAAAACCAGAAGTTCCGCATCAAGCAAAACAAGGTTTTGACATTAGTGCCTTAGAAACACAACTCCAAAGCATTAGTGAAAGTCCTACAGTCAGTTACAGCGAAGATCAAAGTTTAGCAAGAATTGTTAGTCTATCTCGAGGATAATGGATTTACTAACAGTAACTTGTCATCAAGACAAGATACAAATGCTGTTACAAGCAGAAAGTGTACAAAAATTTCTAAAACCATGCAAACACTGGGTTATTATAAACGACCCTAGTGTTTGCTTAGAACAATGGCACGAGTTGCTAAGTCCTTACTATGAAAAC